GTGATGCGCCACGGGCGATCGCGCGGGAGATCGAACCCGCGCTCCAGCATGTTGCGCGCGGTGGGCACGTACACGAGCGAGTCGGTATCCCGCACCCAGTCCGCGAGGTACTCCCGGCGGAATTGGTTCGAGAGGCGGCAGAGCACGGGAGCCCAGCGCGGATCGCGCGGGCTAACGTCCTTGAGCGCCGCGATCTCCTCGAACATCGCCTCCGGCGACGTGTCGTCCAATATGTGATCGGGTAGGATACTGATGAAGTACCCGCGCGCGTCGAGGTAGGGGTTGTGCAGGGCCGTCCAGTGGTGGAGCGACCACGGCCGCGCGCGCTTGCCCTCGTGGGTCTCGCCGGTGCAGCGCTCGAAAAACAGCCCCATCGGGTCGAGGCCGGGCGAGCCACAGAGGATCATCTGGCCGCCGCCCTTACCGAACGTGTCCATGAATTGCGGCTTGAGGACGGCGTCGATCAGGTAGCGAAACTGCTCATCGTGGGCGATGAACGAGCCCGCCTCATCGATGGCGCAGCGCCGGAGGCCGCCGGCGAGGCCGCGCATCCGCTCGACCTGCACCCGGTCCTTGGCGCCCCGGACGAGGATCTTGTAGCCGTTCGGGAGCGTGGCGGAGTGTTTGGCGCCGTCGAATTTGATCCCGAGCCCGTAGGTGGCATCGAGCTGGATCAGGGTGGGCCAGATGATGGCGACGGCGTGTTCGACGGTGAGCGCGATGAACAGGCTCGTGGCGCCCGGCCAGAGGTGGAAGTCCTCGAGCAGCCAGGCGGCGACCACGAACGAGCCGCCGCCGCGCCGGCCCTTCTCGAGCACCTTCTCCGGGCTCGGATCGGCGAGGACCTCACGCTGTTTCGGGTGCAGGTCCGCGAGGATGGCGTGCCAGGCCTTGGCGGCGTCCTCCGCGACGTGCAGCGCCTCGAGCTCGCGCTGGAGCTCCTCCGGATCGGGCTCGTGAATGAGGCCGCCCGGGGCCTCGTCCTCGCGTTTCCTCGCCATCGGTTATGGGTTCGCCTTGAATCATAGCCTCTGGTTATGAATACTGGCCAGCGGGTATGCCGCGAACACTAGACCTCTGGTACGAGCAGAAGGACAAGGAGCAGGCGGGCAAGGCGCTTTGCGCGCTGGCGCAGAAGTACCGCGACGCGCGCAGCCGGCGCCGCGAACGCGCGTGCGCGCTGCTCAGCATGTACGAGGGCCTGGAGCTCGACCGCTTCAGCGCCGCCGCCTACGACACGGCGGGCCCGGTGATGTTCGACCGCGAGGACCGCGAGGGCCACCCCAAGGAGGGTGAATACCGCCAGACCCACAACCTAGGCGCCCGCATCATGGACGCGATAGACGCGAAGATCTTCGCGCTCGAACGGACGAAGACCCAATTCGTGATGAGCGAGGGCGGCTGGAAAGTGAAGTCCGCCGGCATCAAAGCGGGGAGGTTCATCGAAGGGCAGATGCAGGAGCCCCAGGGCATTTTCAAGGACATGTGGGAAGTCTGGCGCCAGGCGGCGCGGCTCACGACGATCTGCACCGGCGCGGCGATGGTGTTTTTCTGGTCGGACCCGGACCAGGGCAAGATCGTGGCGGAGCTGGACGACACGCTGAACGTGTTCGTGGAGACCACGGGTCTACCTTATGACGGGTATTCGAGCATCGGCCGCATCACGTACTGGGATCCGGAAAAGCTCGCGCTCCGCTTCCCGAAGCACGCGGACGCGATCCGCAAGGCCGCGGTGAGCGCCGAGACGATCAACATGTGGAAAGAGCTCTACACCGAGACGGACGATGACGACGCCGGCGAGAGCGCCAACGTCGTGCGCGTGCCGCTGGTGCAGGGCTGGAGGATGCGCCAGGGCGACCCCAAGAAGGGCGGCATCGAGGGCGTGGAGCTCTCCGCGATCCCCGGGCTCGCGCTCGACCGCAAGCCCTACCCCTACGACTACCCGCCGTGCGTGCGCTTCTGCCCGATGCCCCAGCTCGCCGGCAAGTGGGGCCGCACCATCCTCGAGCGCGCGGTGGAGGCGATCCGCCGCTATAACGAGATCCTCAACAGCGTGGACCTCGCCGAGCGGCTCACCCCCAAGGGCGTGGTGTTCTACGACCCCACCACCACCGATCCGGAGGTGATGGCCACGGTCAAGGACGTCATCGCCATCCCCTACACCGGGCCCTCCGGCAAGGAGCCCAAGTACACCCCGCTCGATCCGGTGAGCCAGGTGGTCCTCGAAATCCTCCAGCTCCACAAGGACGCCGCCTACGATCTCACGGGCATGAACGAGAGCCACGCGACCATGGACCTCGGTAAGGGCCTTTCGGGCGTCGCCATCCGCCTCATCAAACAGGAGGTGTACGAGATGTTTTCGCCGCTCGAGGACGAACTGACGCGCTGCTCGGGCCCGGAGACGGCAAAGCAGATCATGCGCTGCGCCCGCGAGCTCCAGAAGGAAGGCGGGTTCACGGCCGTGTGGAAAGGCGGGCAGGACGGCGGATGGCTCCAGGAGATCAGCGCGGAGGTGTTCGACATCCTGGAGGACCAGACCTACCGCACCGCGCCCCAGGCCGTGAGCGGCTCCACGAATACGCCCGCCGACCGCGTCCAGCTGGCGGAGGAGCTGGTGCAGGTCGGCATCATCACCGGCGAGGCCTACGCGCAGATCCTCCAGGACTTCAACACGTTCGGGCGCACCGGAAACGCGCTCAGCATGGTGGAGGAGTCGTTCATCGAAAAGCAGATCGATAGCTGGCTGTTCGACCCCATCGAGAAGGCCAAAGCGCGCACCATCCAGCCCGAACTCTGGATGGATCGGGATTACTCGATGACGCTCAAGGTGGGCGCGGCCTACCTGCAATTCCGCATGGACACCATCGAGGACCGCAACGATGGGGACGTCCAGGAGCGGCTGGGGATGTTCAAAACGTACCTGAGCGCGCTCACCGCGAACGCGAACCAGCGCGCGGCGATGGCCACCCAGGCGCAAGCCGCCGCGAACCCGGGCGCGCCGGCGGCGCCGGCCACCGCGCAACCAGGACCGCCAGAACAGCAACCAGGCCCGCCAGCGCTGGCGGCGTGACGGAGGAATAGATGTTCGACATTGGACGAGCCGTAAACGAGATGAAGTATCACGGCATGAAGGTGCGCCGCGCCGGGTGGAACGGCAAAGGCATGTATCTGGTGCACCAAGCGGGATACCCCGACGGCATCCCGATCAACGCGAACACCGCGCGCGCCACGGGCATCCCCCAAGGCACGATCTGCCGATTCCTGCCCTACATCATGATGCGCACCGTGGACGGTGCGTTTGTGCCGTGGCTCTGTTCTCAGACCGATCTCCTCGCGGAGGATTGGGAACTGGTGGGCGAATGAGCGCGCTCACCTTCCGCCCCCAGCTGCAGCAGCAGCACCAGGAGGCGCCCGACGCGGCGCCGGCGAACCTCGACCCCACGCAGGGCCCGGTCCCCGACGGCGCCGGTGATGACGACATCATCAACGACATCCTCGGGGACAAGCCGCCGCGCGAGGAGCGGCGCGACAAGCGCGAGAAGCGCCCGGAGCGCGAGCGGCCCGAGCCGGTCGAGGACACCGAGCCCGAGCCCGATGAGGTGGAGGTCCAGGAGGAGGAGGAACCCGAGGATCCGGTCCCCGACGATGACGAGGACCTGGAGGACGAGGAGCTCCCGGAGGCCGCCGAGCGCGACGAGGAGGAGGCCCCCCGCGGGAGCACGGCCGCGGCGCGCGCGGCGCTCAAGGCGGGCGATCTGGACAAGGCCTTCATGCTCGCGTTCGGGAAGAAACCCGAGGAGGTGGTCCCCAACTCGCACGCTTGGACGAAATGGCGCCAGGCGAACGACCGCGAGGAGCAGAAGCGCACGATCGAGCGGCGCCAGCTCGATGGCGAGCGCGTGCAATTCCAGCAGGCCGCACAGGCCGAGCGCCTGAAACTCCACCAGACCATCGAGGCGCTCAAGCCTTACGAGAAGTTCTGCGTTGCCGAGCAGGCCTGGCACCGAGACGGCGATCCGGGCGCGCTGGTCGAGATCATCCAGGGCATCACCCGGATGACGTATGACGAGGCGCAGAAGGTCATTCTCACGAAAACCAAGCGCTCGCCGGCGGAGCGCGAGATGGCCCGCAAGCTCCGGGAGCTCGAAACGAAGCTCCAGGAGACGGCTCAGGAGCGCGAGCAGCGCGAGCAGCAGCAGAGCCAGGCTCAGGTCTACCAGAACGATCTGAACTACATCCGCCAGAACGTGAGCGGCCCCATCACCAAGCTCCCGAAGTTTGCCGAGCGCATCTACAACGTGCTCGCGAAAACGCGCAACGCCGCCGGGCTCACGCTCACCGTGGAGCAGGCCGCCAAGCGCGTGATCCGCGCCGAGCAGCGCCGGGTCGAAAACCACCCGTTCGTACGGCGCAAGGTCAAGGCGGGAGCGGTGGCCGCGAGCGACGCCGGGCGTACGCTGCGCGAGCAGCGCCGCACCAGCCAGACGCGCACGCCGCTCCGGCGCGACTCGCAGAACAACGGGGCGCCGAACAAGGAGACGGAGACGGATGATGACATCATCGCCGACATCCTCTCGAACCGGAGGCGCGCCGGATGATGCGCGGCATGCCCCAGGAGCAACTGGAGGAACTCCGGAAAACGCCCGCCTACGTTGGTATGGCGGACGGGCAGGTGGAGGCGAAGTTCCACAAGCTCTCTGAGCGGTCGAGCGCGGCGCTCATCAGCGCGCTCCTCGACCAGGCCGCGGAGGCTGGGCTCCGCGTGGAGGTGACCTACCTATGACGGAACGACGCATCCCGGAGGACCTGGTCCTCACCCGGAAAAGCGCCATCTGGGCTCGTACGGTGTTCAGCGCGGGTAGCGCGTTCGAGGCGCCGGTGATGGTCGAGGTGCTGGCGCACCAGAGCCGGGACATCCCGTTTTTCGGCGACATCATCCAGCAGGGCCCGGGGTTCGAGCAGCACGGGGTCCGTAACCCGATGGTGGGGCGCCCGGGGGACACCATCGTCACGAACAACAACATGATCTCGTATCGCGTCACCGAGCGCGGCGAGGTGGGCTACCTCATCAGGAACAGCACGATCATGGCGATCCTCGACCCGGAGACGTTCGGGCTCAAGCCACAGCAGCACTACATCCTCGTGAAGGAAAACGAGCCCCGCGCGCTCGAGCTGAGCTCACGGGGCCCGATCTGGCTCCCCACGACGGACATGGAGACGGATGACGAGTCGAGCCGCCACCAGATGGGGCTCCGCGCCGAGTATGGCGAGGTGATCGCCATCGGCCCCGGGCGCTGGCATGAGGGGCAATTCCAGAAACCCTCATGCCTACCCGGGGACATGCTCCTTTACGACTGCAGCCACTCCACGCTCGCCGTGACGATCCGCGGCGAGCGTTTCACCCTCGTGGCGTGCACCCAGGAGGCCATGGTGTACCGCGCCGACTAGTCGAGCTCCGCGCCCGGCGCGGCGGTGAGGCGCGGCGGGCGCGGCATCTGGGGTGGCGGCGGCGCTGGCGGGACCAGCGCGGTCGGGTCCTCCGGTGTGTGTTTCTGCTCCACCACCGTGGCGGTGAAGCGGAGCGGCACGTCCTGGGTGAGCTCGCACGTCCCGCCAGCGGGGTTTTCCACGTAGAACGTGACGGTGGAGCCGCTCGGGAGCTGGATGCTCCGGGTGAGCATGGTGAGGAGCTCCTCCGCGGCGATCTCGCCCGTGATGACGCGCTCCGTCGTGGTTCGTGTTGTTGCCTGTAGTTTCATGCCGCTTCTCGTTCCTCGCCCATTTCTTCGGCGCAGTAGAGGCCCATGGTGGCGCCAGGGTACACGAGGCGCGCCAGGATGCTGGAGCACGTTTTCGCGAGCATCTGGCGGGGTCGCTCCCGCCACATCTTGCGACTGGCGATCCCCGCCTGCTCCGCCTCCTCCAGGTCGTAGCGGAGGCGCGTGGGCGCCGGCTTGCCCTCCGCGTCCACGTC